AAGCTTATTAAACTCAATCGCTGCAGATCTTGGAGTTGCGGGAACGACAACAGATATATTTCCTGCCCAGGATCAAGTCGATCTTACTCCTGAAAAATGGGAAGATAAAAACAAAGGTAACTTTGTAAACTTACCTTATCAACGTGCAGCACGTTCAACGCGTATGGCCTTATATGATAATGGCATGGGAGTGCCGTTAAGTGATTTATATATTTATGTGCAAAAATTTTTATGTAGCGAACAAGATTTAGAAACAATTATTAAAGCAGAAAAGAAAGAAGATGATATTGGATATCCTCCATGTATAAAAAGTTTTTTAAGAAATAAAGTAAAGGATGGCGAAGGTCGTAATGATGCGATGTTTAATTGTGCTGTGTTATGTAAGAAGTTAAATCCTGATCCAGACTATTGGCCAGAATATTTTAGAGAAATGAATAAACAAATTGGTGAGCCACCCCTTGATCCAAAAGAATTGAATACATTAATTAAACAACATCAGAAAACAGATTATAAATACAAATGTGGTACATCCGTAGCTAAAGCACATTGTGATAGACCAAAATGTTTATCTCAGAAATATGGAATTAATCCTAATGAAGCAATGCCAACAGTTGGTAAACTTATGAAGTATAATGTATATCCAGAACCATATTGGGTATTACCCGTAAATGGAGTAAACGTTAAACTTGAAAACAAAGAACTTTATTCTCAACAATTATTCGGATCTAAGCTTTTAGCTGCAGACATTGTATGGAGAAACTTAAAACCATCTAAACAAGCACCAGATCCTTGGTCTGATTTTAAAGAGGAATTGATTAAAAATAAGATAGATATTGAGGGTTATGACGCTATGGAGGAGAAAGATGACATCTTTAACTCACGTATGATACAATTCTTAGAGGATTGCGAACTGCATACAGAATTTAGTCAAATTTCTAATGGATATATGTGGCTCGATGATGAGAATCCTGGTAAGGCGACTGAGATGAGATTTAAAACTGAATTGTTTCAAAGGTTTATGAAAAAGAATGGAAGCAATTGGTCTAATAGAGAATGTACAAATTTTTTACAAGTCGGCGGCGCAGAGCCAAAAAAGAAACACAATGGGGTAGATACAAGGCATTGGTTAGTCAGTATGCCTAAGCTACCTGAATATAAAAACAAAGAGGTTAAACATGTTAAAGCAGCAGCTCCATGGGAAAACAATTAAAATATTTGGCCCTCCAGGAACTGGTAAAACTTTCCAACTATTACGCAGGATTAAGTACTTTCTTCGTAAAGGTGTATCGCCTCATCAGATTGCATATTTTTCATTTACGAATAAAGCGGTGGATGAAACAATCGAACGTATTAGTGGTTCTCTTCCTGGTTATCGTCCTGATGATTTTCCCTATTTTGCTACCATACATTCTTTTGCTCGTTCTCAATTTAATAACATACCTGTCTTAGATCCTAACGATGATTTAATGCAGTTCCATTCAGATTATGGAACAGTGAAGATTGGTTTCTTACAAGGTTTCGAAGATCAAAAAGTATTTAACAATTGGTCACTAAGAATTTACGACAGAGCACGGAACATGAAACAAGACCCTGTCGCATTATATAAGCAGCAGCAAAAGAAAAATGTTAGACTTCCACAATTCATATCAATCATCGCAGCATATGAACGATTTAAAAGTTTTGAAGTTGCACCAGGTATAAGACAAAACGATCGATTAGATTTTACAGATATGTTGGAGAAGTTTGTAAACGAAGGTCATGTACCAAAGTTCAAAGTATTAATGATTGATGAAGCTCAGGATCTTACTCCTTTGCAGTGGGATGTTGTTATTAAATTAGCGAAAGAAGCAGAAGTTGTTTATCTTGCAGGAGATGATGACCAGGCAATCTATGAATGGAATGGCGCTGAAGTAGATTACTTTATTCATTTTCCAGGTAAGAAAAAAGTTTTAGAGTTATCAAGACGTATACCAAGAAAGGTACATTACTTCTCACAATTGATTATGTTGTCTGCAGCAAATTACCGAGAAGAAAAGATATTCTCACCAAATGATTTAGAAGGAGAGATTGAACGATATCAAAGTGTAAAACATGTACCGTTTGAAAGAGAAGGAACATGGATGGTGTTAGCAAGAATCCATGATGTCAGGAAAGAGATTGAAAAAGATTTGTATGATATGGGTTATTATTATGAAAATACTCAGGGACGTAAGTCATTTCAAGTTCAGCAGTGGCAAGCAATTAATTATTGGATGCAATTGATGCAAGGTGGAACAGTAACAAGGGAGGAAGCATGTGTCATGTACACTTACATATCAAACATCGACCACGGCTACCGGAGCGCAGACTCACAAAAATGGAACTTTGCACATCCAAACCAACCATTTAATTATGAAGAATTAAGGTTAAGAGCAGGATTAACAGAAGATAAAGCAGATTGGACAAAAGCATTATCTATTAAAATAAAAGATACAGAGAAAAGATATTTCTTGAAGTGTATGGAGAATAATATAAATTTAGACTCGAAAGCGAGGATCATTGTTGACACGATACATTCAGTTAAAGGCTCTGAAGCCGACCACGTCGTCATTTGTTCTAAAGCCAATTGGCCGTCCCATTTCGAAAGAAAAAGCAAAGAAGAAAAAGTTAAAGAATTAAGGGTATGGTATACAGGTGTCACAAGAGCCAAACAATCATTACATCTGATCAATACAGATCACAAATTTCATTTTCCATTAGGAAGATTATATAAAAACTTTAAGGAGAATTATGGGCACAAAAACTGATTTCGTAAATGCTTTTCCTCAAGAAAAACAAGAAGGAGGAGATCATTATAAATTAAAAATCCAACCTTGGACTTTTATAACAGAAAACAATCTTTCATATTTTCAAGGCAACATTATTAAGTATGCTGTGAGGTATCAAAAGAAAAACGGAATAGAGGATTTAAATAAAATTATTCATTATTGTCAGTTAGAAATAGAAAGAATGAGAAAAAGCTGGGATGACTAGAAAAGAATATTTAAAACAATATTATTTAAAAAATAAAGAAAAATATAATGCGCAATCAAAAACATTTTATAAAAACAATAGAGATCATTGTTTAATGTTAAATGAAGAATGGCGTTTAAAAAACAAAGAATACATAAGGAAATATAAACATGAGCTATATAAAAAGAAAAATACACCTTTGGTTTTGGACTAAGATTGCAAGTTTATCTTGTTATTTAGAAAACAAGTCGTGGAAAGAACTTTGTAGGCATAGAGAATTTAGAAAACAATTCAAAGATGAAACCATTTGAAGTTCACACGAACTTAATGAAAAGACTCAAAGGCTTAGGTCTTAAATTAAATCGTATTGTTGATTTAGGATGTCACCAGGGTAAGTGGACAGAGAAAGTAAAACAAGAATACCCGGATGCAAAGTATTTCTTAATTGACAGTTCAGATACGCATAAAGAAAAGTTACATTCATTAGGACAATTTATTCATGCCTATGTTGGACAACACCGTGAACACAGAAAATATTATACAACAGGTAATGAAGCAGACGAGACAGGTAACTCTTTATATAAAGAAAATTCAAATGTGCCTTTTGAAACAAAAGATGTTTATACAGAAAGATTAAAAGATGTATTACCTGAAACCAATTATGATTATATCAAAATGGATGTCCAGGGGGCAGAGCTTGAAATCATTGAAGGATCATTAGATTTATTTACAAATACGAAATGGGTGCAGCTAGAGTGTCCTGTATTTCATAACAATAAAGACGCACCAAGATTTGAACATTATATTAACTATATGTCGAACTGTGGATTTAGAGTATTTGACATCGATAGTATTTTCTATAATTACAGACTTATGGCTGTAGATTTTTTATTTGTGAACCAGAAACTACCGCAACAATTACCAACTGAAGGCGATAAAATAATTTATACACATCATGACACATCAGCTTAATTTTACTTTTGAAGAATCTGATTGGGTATGTCCAAGTGAATATCCTGATTTAACAAATGCAGATGCACTTGCAATTGACTTAGAAACTAAAGATCCAAATATAAAAACATTAGGACCCGGGTGGCCAAGAATGGATGGTCATATTGTAGGCTTTGCTGTAGCAACAGCCGGTCGTCAATATTATTTTCCAATACATCACGATGCAGGCGGTAACATGGACGAAGGTGTCACCGTTGCTTTCATGCAAGATCTTTTAAAACTACCTTGTCCTAAAATATTTCATAATGCATCTTACGATGTTGGTTGGTTACTTGCTAACGGTTTTGAAATTAGAGGCGAGATTATTGATACCATGGTTGCAGCTGCACTTATTGATGAGAATAGATATTCATATTCTTTAATCTC